CCGAGTAGGTGAATGCAGGAGTTCTCAACGACATGCGGAAATAGCCGCCTCAAGTTGCTTTCCATATCCGATCCCCTGGAGACGCTCAGCCAGTAGCGAAAGCATCTTCACCTCCAGAGTGTCGGTCTTGCACAGGCCTGGAGCGCTGCGTGCCGGTGGTGGGACATTTTGGCATGGACCACCGGTCTGGCCGGACTGGCTGCTTTTTGGGTAGGGATGATCGCTTTTGCGAATGCTGCCTGGTCCTACCTAGGGCAAGCTTCAATCCTGATCGCCCCGGTTCTGCCTTAAAAGGTTCTAGTTCGTCTGGCCGTGGGCAATGTCCGGAACCAGGGACCTGATCTGATCAAGCCGATTCAGTGATGGGTGTCGCCGGCTCCGCCCCGGGACTTCAGCTGAAACTCGGTGACAGCCTGATATAGCGAATCCGCCAGCAGCTTCAAGCGCGCCACTTCTGCCTCCGGCGCGCCCATATCCTTGGCTTCGTGGTACTTCCTGGTGGCATCGATGGCCTGCTGGATCAGCTGATCGCCAGCCTCAGCCAGGCCTTGAATGGTCCTTTTCACCGCCCTGCTCCGGTTTTCTGATCAGGGCATCATACTCCGCCTCGCACTGCTGGCCAGCTATTCGGGCTCGGTCATACGCTTTCGCCAGCTCTCCCGCTCGAGCATCAGCCCGTGTGAGCAGGTCGGAGAGCACCATGGCGGCGCGGGTGGCTGCCTGGCCTCGGGCGATAGCGGCGGGATCCGGGCCGGGGCAACGGACGGTGGCAGCGAGCTTGCCGGCTTCGTTGCGCAGCCGCTGGCCAGCAGCATCGGCGCCAGCAGCACCAGCATCAGCCAATTGGTGTTCTTCTCTTGCATGGGCTCTTGCCTCCTCCTGCGCCTGGGCGCGTCGTTGTTCTTCCTGACGAGCGCTACGCTCGCCCAAGACCTCGGCCAGGCGGTCGCCGCTGTCGCGCTGAGCCGACGCAGCGGCAGCCTCAGCGCGCTCGACAGACCGGCCGTGCTGGTAGGTGCCCCAGTAGGACGCCACCAACAGCAGGAGCGCCAGCGCACGGATACCCCAGCCGTTCACGCCAAGGCCCTCCGCACGCCCTCGTCGATCACCTCAGCCTTGTATGGGTTGCCGCCGTTCTCATGGATGATGATGCTCTCCACGAACACCCGCAGCGTGGAAGGATCCTTGATGTTGATCGGGTCCGTGGTGCGCACGCCCAAGCGCTTCGCCACAGCCAGGGCGTAGGCCTTGGTGTCGTTCTCGTTCGACGGCGCCCAGCGGTTGATGGTCTCCAGCACCGTGTCGATGCCCTTCCCGCCCACACCGGGCATGCCGTCCTTGCCGCGGTAGGCAATGAGCAGCTTGCCCAAGGCACGGATTCCGTTCTCTGGCGAGTCGAAGCGGGCAAAGCGCGGCTTGCTGGCCCCGAGCTCCAAGCCCAGCTGCCCCACCCAATCGTTGCGTGGGTTGAAATCGATGTTCCCAGGATTGTTGTTGCGGACGCCGCGTGCAGTCATAGGTTTTCTCCGGGCAAAAAAATACCGCCATCAGGCGGTTGTCTTCGTTGGCAGACTGTCGTTCAGTTGATCAGGCCGGCGGCGCGGGCCAGGTGATCTCGTTGGGGTAGCCTGGCTGATCTGGCAGGCGGTTCAGTGCAACGCGGTAGCGCTTCCAGGCCGTGAGCTCTGCACCCTCTTCTGCCGTAGCCTCGCCCAGGTCCATGGCATCCTGCAGGGGTGCGATTGCGTCGTCTGCAATCTTGCGCAGGCGCGCGGTTTCAGCCTGGACAGAGGCCAGTAGCTCAGCGGCAGCCGCGGCCTGCTTCATCTCGGCAGTGATGACCTGCGACCAGTCGATCACGCCCACCGTCGGCACAAGCGGATCTACCCACTTCAATCCAGGCAGAGGCACCCGGCCGTCGGCTGGCTCGCGAATGTCGATAGGGAAGCGCGCATTCTCAGGCGCGTCAGCGGCATGTGGCAGCATTAAGGTAACGACCAACTCACCATTTACACGCTCCACTGGAGCAACGATAAATGAGCTGCTAGCCGCCTCGACTGGCAAGGTGGAGCCGTCAGCCAGGCGCGAAAAGTCCAGCGAAACGCCATTGATTTCGAGCTGATCGCCGGCCTTGGCAACGGCAAGGGGCATATCAGAGCGAACCGGGGAAAGTTTGATGATCATCAGTACCACCTCCCGATGGCTTTTGCAGAAATATAAGTGGAGGTCCCGGCTGCCCGCGGAGCCATGTCGAATCCCCGCAAAGTTACGGTCGAACCGCTTGGTGCGCCCGCAATGGAAGCCCAGTTTGCTGCCGACCCCCACCGAAACGCACCTGGAACAACTACCGGGGCACCTACGAATGATGCTGGGAACGACCATGTCCGTGTCCCCTGGTAGATGCCGCCTGTGTAAGCACTGTCAATTGCCTGGTCGGTTACGTTAATGCTCATCCAGCATTCCATGGTCCCGTCGGCATACTTCGTGTACTCACCATTGGCATTGCTACCGCGCTCAATGATGGCTCCCGTTGGTACGCCACCGCTTTGGCCTACGAGGCCTAGAATGTCAGCCACTGCCGCCGACTTGAGCCCCAGGCCAGTGCGTGCCGCCGCCTGCGTGGTGCCGCCCGTCCCCCCCTTCGCTACTGGCACCACGTTCTCGGTCGATACCGAACCAAGCCCTGCGAGCGTCGATCCCCACTGCTGGAGAATCGAACTGATGGCGTCCCGGAGGCTCTTGTCGTACCCCTGGATCGGCGTGATCGCATAGCTTCCGCCGCTAACCGTTGCGCCTTTGTAGGCGGGAAGAATGCTCAGCACCGTGGCGCTGGCAATGTTGGTCACTTCGTACCAATTGCCGTCAGGGCCAAGGAAAGCATCGCCCACTCGGCCATTGGCGGAAAAGTTGGTACCAGTTCCGGTCACCGTAGTTTGGCCAGCCGTGATCGCGACCGTGCCTGATCTGTACCAGGGCATGGATTGCTCCAATATTCAATTAAAAGGAAATGGAAGATTGTCAGTTCTGATGACCAACGCTTCCGGATACTTATCAGTCGGTATGCCGTAGTAGCTGTTGTAGGTGACGGGGGCGCCCCAATACATGGTTGTTCTCGCAGCATCACATGCCATGAAGTAGATGCCGCCCGACGCACCATATGCCCCGTCCATGTGAGCCTGCTGGTTCGTAACCGCTGGGAAAGGCGTACCTGGTGCGGACATTCCATCCATTCGCCCCTGGCCGAACGACCGAGAGAATGTCGTGGCTGCAGCGAATTCACCTGAGCCGACCGAGATAAACATCCGAGCCACGCAGTAGTACGGGCCAGAATTTATGAAGCGCGTGGCAAGCCTGGTCGCCCCCACAAACGGAACGCCGTAGGTTGCCACCCCATTGATCACGGTAGGTGCAGGTGGCGGCGGCGCTGAAATTGTGGCCACGACGTTGAGTGGGTACTGCAACGAGTTGAAGGTCAGTGTGCCCGCCTCGCCGTAGCACTTCAGGCCTGCACCATTCAACGTGTCCCGCATCGTGTCGAAGTAGTAAAACTTCGTCGAAGGGCTCGCGCCGATATAGTAGAAGGTCGTGGTGTCGCCCGAGCGAGAAGACCCGCAGGAAATCCCCGAGCCAACGATGAAGACAATCGGTGCAACTGCGCCGGTGACGCTGAAACCATGGATGGCATCGGTTATCGATGACTCAGCGTAACTGCTGCCCTCGTTGGGCGGCAGGTTCGCAGACTTGTAATCCAGGCGCGGCCAGTTGAGCAGCAGCGTCATGTACCCGCTTTTCAGCAGACCGTAGGTGATCTTTTCCGTGTCGAATAGGAGAGTGCCGTCATCCTTGTAGACCTTCAAACCCGCTGACATTTAGTGGTATCCGTAGTGAATTCGGCAGTTCAACGAGTAGAACCCCCACCCGCCGGCGTAGGAGTACTGCCAGGCTAAGGTCGCGCTGGTGGCCCCCACGGTGAGGGTCACCCCTGGGCGCTTTCCCAGATACTTGTTCTGCGCCGACAGCTCGGTGATGGCGTAGAAGAGCTCCTTTCCAGCAGGAGGTAACGGAATCGAGAGAGAACCATTGGACGCTCCTGTATCCACGTACCCCATCATCTGGCTGATCGAGCTCGTCATGTCGAGGAGCACCAAGCCGCTAGGGTCATAGATCTTCAGGCCAGTGCTCATACGTTCACTCCGAGGTCAATCGCCAGGTTGCCATTGGCATGGAATATCCGAAGGCGCTGGTTATTCAGGAGCAAACGCCCCTGCCCTGCGACTGTTCCGTTAATTTCAAAGGTGCCAGACTTGTTAAGAATCCAGCCCTGCTGGCCCGCCACATAGTTGGTTGAGCTGATGTAGCTGCCGATCTTGGCGTTGGTGATCGTGCCGTCGGCGATGAATGCCTCGTTCATGAACACCTGTCCTCCCTGCACGGCAAACGGCGACGAGAGCGTGCCGTTGATACCGTTGACCACAGCGAATCGGTCAACCGACACCAAAAACTGACTCTGAAGGCCGGCCGGGCCGTTTTCGATTCCAAGGCCAATGCCAGCAGCCACATACTGGCCTTGGGCGTTGAGCTGCATTTTGACCGCCCACATAGTCCGGGCCTTGCCATCGAGGTCTGCCTGGGCCTGACTGACGGTCTGAACTGCGGCATTCGTCTGACCGATTGAGGCTTCAAGCGTCTCGGTCTTCTTGACGATTGCTTCCTCTCTCGTCGCCGTTGCTTTGACCTCGGCAGCAAACGCAGCGGTCGAACTCCATTGATTGAGGGCGGCTGCAAGGTCCCCCTCGACGCTGTCATCGCGATACGAAGCCCTGAGCACCTGCTGGCTTTCGGCGGCGACAGTCACCTTGCCGTCGACCTCGGCAATTTTGGTCGTGTTGGTGCTGACCTGCTGGGCGAGACCATTGGCAGTGGCGACCGACTGGCCGACATCGATCCAGTATGTGACGTTTGGTGGTGCGTTCGCGCCGGATGCGTTGGCCGGCACAGCGGTCTTGGCTTGGTAGATCCGGCCATCCTCGATGACCATCTGATCCTTCGTGTAGGCCAGGTCCTTGTCGTAAGCCTTCAAACCGTCCAGCGCATCGATTTGCTCCTGCAGGCCGTCGACTTTCTCCTTGAGCGCTTCGCCCAGCATCGACTCATCGATCTGGCCGCTGATCATCTCCAGGATCGGGCCGGCGTCGGTCTCCGACACGCCGAGCACACCACCACCCACCGGATACCAAGGCCCGATGTTGCCGATACGGTCAACCAGGCGCGCCCAATAGAAGAACCGCGCGCCAGCCGCCAGGCCCTGCATTACGTACTCGCTCTGCGGATACGCCACGTCGGCCAGTTTCGTGGCCAGCTCCAAGTCATTGGCCTGGCCATACCAGACCTCGGTGCGCTGGGTATCCTCCGCATCAGCGGGGAAGCCCCACTTGAGCGCAATCCCAAAGACAATCGAGGTGGCCGTCAGGAAGGTGACCGCCGGTGGCAGGCCTTCCTTGCCCTTGAGCTCCGTCAGCATCGAGTCGCGCCACATCGACGTGATGTCAAAGGCGCTGACCGCCCGCACGCGAGCCAGGTAGGCGCCAGCGTAGATGCCGACCACGTCGACAGACGTCGTGCCCACCCGCTGCAGGCGCACCCAGTTGCCGTCGTCCTTGCGCCACTCCACGTCATAGGCCACGGCGCCCTGCACCGCTGGCCAGTCGATGGTCATGGTGCTGACCGCGATACCTTGGGACACGACCGAGGCCGAGGACAGGGTCACGCTCGCCGGCGGCGGCACAACGGTGATCGGAATGACGCTGATCGGGCGCTCCTGCAACTTGGCGCCTGTGTCGATCGCTGCGAACTTGCTTGGGTTGAACTCCAGGGCAGTGATTTCGTACTCACCCTCGGCCGTACGCGATGTCTTCAGCACGCGGAACAGCTGCACGGCCAGGTCGCTCGCATCGATAGCCCACTGCAGTTCAGGCTCCGGCGGCACGCTGTAGGCGGTGGTCACCGTCACGGCACGACCGTTCACCGATTGCACCGTCCGGCCCTGGGCGCTGCCGTTGGGCAGGTTGATGATCAGCCGATCGCCGGGTTTGACCTGGGTGTCACGGTCCAGTGTCACGACGCGGCCTGCTGCCGCCGAAATCCGGCCACCATTTGGGCGACCCGATAGCAGCTCGTCGGCTACAGGGATGACGTGACCAGGCAGCGGAATGCGCCCTTCCATGCCAGTGCGGAAGGTGACAGTACGGTCTTGGTTGTTGCTCAGCAGCGCCCACTTGCCGCGGCGCTGGGCTTCGCTGGCCCTGGTGCACCCGATGGCCGAAATCTCGATCGGGCGATCCTGGTACCGGCGCTGCAGCGCAACGTCGGTCACCGGGATGACGTCGGTGTCGTAGTTGTTGGCCGGGTTGTCGTAGCTCACCAGGGCTCGGCTGTAGTGGGTGCTGCGCTCTGCCCCGCCGTAGGTGAACTCACCATTGATGACGTTGGCCCGGGTGAACACGTAGTCGAAGTCCTGGGCGCGCGGCATATCGGCCTGCATGAACAGCGAGCCATGGGCCCAGTACACCATGCCCCGGTAGATCGCCGACAGGTCACGCAGCAGCGTCCAGGCCTCGGCCTTGCCTTGCAGGTTCATGTCGCACAGGAAGCGCGGCTCTTGGCCCCCGACCCCGTCCGGCACCAGCTGGTCGCAGTACTGCGCGATGCGGTACATCTCCCACTTGTCGACCATCCACGACTTAATGCGCTTGCCCAGGCCGAACCGGTCCTCGACGCACAGCCCGTAGGTGACGAACGCCGGGTTGTTGGTCCAAGCCTGCTTGAATGTGCCGTCCCACGTCCCGGTGTAGTTGCGGGTGATCGGGTCGTAGTTGGTCGGCACCGGCCAGCGCCGGGCCTTGCACTTGACCGTCACCGACGGGATGTTCTGGAACTGCTCGGCGTCGAACTGGATGTACAGCAGTGCGGTGTTCGGGTACCGCAGCTTCTCATCGATGATCTCGGTGTATGCCGCAATGGTCATAGTGTCGGCGATGGTGCCGGAGTTGGCGTTCGGGGTGATCCGGCGAACGCGCATCACCCAGCCAGAGGTCGCATCGGGCAGATCCACGCGCACAGAGCGCTGGTAGCCGTTGGTGGTCTTGCCGCTCACCGCGCCGCGATGGGCCTGGACGAAGGCGCCGCCATCGGTGGCGATGTCGATGGCGTACTCGATGGTGTAGCCATTGGTGTTGCCCTTGCTGTCCTGCTTGACCAGACGCGGCCAGGAGAACCGCAGGCGCACAGCAGACAGCTGGGTATTGCTCAGCGTGCGGGTCCATGGGGTGTCGCTGCGCAGCTCGACGTTAACCGAGGTTTCGCTCTCGACCGCCGGGATGCCCTGGACGTAGGACTGCTCGACCGTGCCCCGCCGCCACTCCCACTTTACGCCGGGGAAGTTCATGTTGCCGCTGGCATCCTGGATTGGCGTGTTGTCCAGGTAGATATCCTTCGCCGTCGGCGTGCCCTCGAACTCGCCTTCACCCACGGCCAGTAGGATCTTGGCGATGTTGGTGGAGCGCAGGCTGTCGGGCGCCTCAACCGGCGTCTTGGGCTTGCTGCTGCCGCCCTTGGCGCCAGCAATCTCAGGTGGGAGTGTCGGGCCCATGCTTTCCTCCGGGCAATAAAAAACCGCCCGAAGGCGGTTCATTGAAGGCCTCGATAGGCCAGGTAGATCATCAATGCACTGTGAGCGATGTGGAGCATCCTGTGCATCACATCGAGAACGAACAGCAAATTCTTTTTCATGCGTCCCTCCTATGGCCAGAAGGGGAATCCTTCTGAGCAATAGTGAGGGTTTTTGCTGTTACGCCTTGTCCTCGGCATAGATCGAGGCCGAGATGATCGCCCCGCCCCAGCGGCGCTCACCGATGCAGATGGGCACCGGGTTGCCACTGGCCGTGGTGTTCTTGGCGCTGCCAAAGGCGTAGGACGGCATATTCTCCGGAGCGGCACTTTGGGAAAGGCCCTTGGCTTGGGGGCTGAGCATCTGGATGACACCGCCAGCGATCAGCGAAACACCTACCGCTGCTGCAGTCCCCCACGCTCCGCCAGCTGCGAATGCGGCGCCAACTCCGCCAGTGACGAAGGCAGCGGCGGCGATCAAAGCGATCCCGACTACGGTCTGCATAAGACCGCCACGCTTGCTTCCGCCGACCACCGGCACGATCCGCACCTCTTCCGTACCACCTCTGTAAAAATCATCCATTCCTACGTTCTTGCGATTGCGAAACACCGCGAAACGCAGGCCCATTCCGTCGAGTCGCTGAATTTCAGCCTCGAATCCTTCAAGCGTGGCTTTGAGGGCTTGGAAAACCTCCCAGGTGGATCCCGAATCGATTTGACGACGGTGCAGACGTCCAAACTTTGCTGCAAGCGAGCCGGACAGCTTGATAACCGTCATAGTCGAGTTGCTGGTATATGCAGCCACCATCATTTCTCCTTGGCACAAAAAAGCCGCCCGGAGGCGGCTCTGTTACAGGCAGCTTTTGACCGCCTCGATTCGTCGATTTTTTCGCCAATCCATCAGACCAGATTGGAAGTAGAGATCAACGCTGCTTCCGCGATCTGTCTTGGTAAAGTCAGCGAACTCAATTTGCCCGGCGCTTACGACGGTTTTTCCACCACTAGGTAGCGGCTGTATTGTGACGTCATAATGGACGCCAGCGAGTGACTGGTTCTGCCAAGCAAAAAGTACGCACTCAGCAACTGTTGTCACATCCCGCTGACTGGTAAAAGAGCGCGCCGGCCCTTCCGCTCGACGCTCATTCATCGACGCACAACCAGCCAGAATTACCAGCCCTAGCGCAGCGATAAGAATTCGCATGTCATCCCTCCATTGAAATGGAGAACTGTACCGCCACCATGCGATCAGACGCAAAGAGCCCAGCGGTGGGCTGGGCTCTTCTGGGAATCCAAAAATCTATCCGCAGACTAACCTGCTCTGCGTAGTCGTGGCCTAGCCCCGTCTACAGCAACCTGCCTAGCCCGATCTATACCCCAAGCCATGGCAGTGGTCATGTTCTCGCCTGGGCGAGAATCGTATGCTTCTTCGTGAAGTGCCTTCCCGGATGGAGCATAGACACCAAGAAACATCTGCGTGCTACCAGTACGCGACAGTCTCACTTGGACATCGATCGAAGTGCCGTCATCAAGGATCTCATCATGATCGCGGTGATGTAGGACCGGATCTGCCCATTCCCAGAATTTCGTCCCTCTCTTTCTCATGCTGGCCTCCTTACGATGCATGGTGAATGTCATTCCACCTTAGCGTCATAAATAGCGAGCTCAAGATTCTTGCGACCAAATATGTCGTAAATCGGACGACTGACAATCATCCCTGCCTTGGCACTCATGTTACCCACGCTTGAAACTAATGCTTCTTCACTTCGCATCGAGATGGCGCAGCACAAGGCGGGCCCGATCCTGCCAGGGCCCGCCGTAAATGATGATCTCGGACGGTCTGCCGTACAGGTGGTGCAGCATGAATGGGCCTGGCCCATACACCTCGGCTTGTTCCCCAGGCAGCTGCGGGTCGCCTCCCAGGTAAATGCCCGCGTGATTTGGGTGCACAGTGCGACCCACGGCCATGACGATCATGTCGCCGCGCTGGGGCTGGCTGACCTGGTAGAAGCCGGCCGCCTCAAACGCCTGCTCATACAGGCTCGGGCCATCGGCCTGCTCCCACCAGCCATCCGTCCGAGCGTAGGCCGGGAACTCAAGCCCCCACTCCCGCTGGTACCAGTCGGCGCAAACCTGCCAGCAATCCCAGGCGCCGTGCACGAAGGGGCGCCCCAGCAACGCTGTATCGCTGGTTGGCGTGATGGTGCGCAAGTCACCCTCTGGCCACGACAGTATGTGCCATGGCACGCCCGTAGCCTCACACATGGCCAGGTCCCGCGGTGACGGTCGGCTGGTAGCATCCGGATGCGAGTGCACAATACCGACCACCTGCCCTTGGTCTTCCGCCTGGGCGTACTGCTCGGGCGCGATTCGAAACTCTTCGGTCGGGTCGGTGGCCACGTTCTCGCACGGGAAATAGACCTGCTTTCGACCGACAGCGAGCAGCAGGCCGCACGCCTCACGCGGGTACTCGGCCGCGGCGTGCTGCTGCACGGCGGCAAGGATGTGTTTCAGCATGGTCAGCTTCTCGCGATGAGGGAGACGGCCGGAAAGCCGCCAAAGGGCTTGGCCTTGGTATCGCCGAAGCGAACGTCGCAGCCTGTGTCCAGGCAGCCGTTGCACTGGTCCTTGGCCGGATCGCTCGTGGGCTTTCCGTCGAAGTCAAAGTACGGTCCGGTGTATCCGCAGTTCGGCCCCCGGTAGCCGCCGGTCATGGCCCAGTGGCACAGCTGGGTCATTTGCCGCCCGATCGATTCGCCACCCACATCGCCGGGGCTGGCCAGCTCCCACGACACCTGGGTGCCGTTTTCGGAGATTTTCTGGTCGATGTACCAGACCTCGACGCTTTCTTCGTTCGGGTTGGCCTCAGGGTTGCCGCCTGGGAAGTTGGCCGCATCCAGGTACTGGCCCAGCGTGTGCCGGATCGTCAGCTTGAACTCCAGCAGGTCAGCAAAGGCCAGGCACAGCGCGGTGATACGACCGCTCACGTTGCCAACGGAGATGGTCGGGCGCACAGCGGTACCGTCCGAATTGGCCTCCACTCCTTCGATCTGCATGGGCCAGGCACCGTATTCGTTACCCTGCCACCAGATCGATTTGGCCGGCAGCTGATCGGCATCGGCACCAGCCGCGGCCAATTCCTCCGGGGTGTGCGGAATGGCGTGGCCATGGAAGCGCAGGATATCGGCGCCGTACTCGCTGCCGTCCAGTTCGAACAGCATGATTTCGGCGCCAGGCTCCAGCTTTTGGAGCTGAGTGATCAAACTCATGGGTGATACGCTCGCTCAAAGGTCAGTGACAGCACGACAATGCCGCCGGGGCGGAACTGCCGGCGGCTGTCTGCACAGCGGTACATGCCCAGCTCCCCCTCCGGCGTGGTCCAGAGAAACGACCTGGCACCACCATGCGCGCGGATGAAATCGACAATCGGCTTGATCTCGTCCGTGAGACCGCCAAACGTCAGAGTGTGCGTATCGGCCTCGGGGTTCGGCCCATCGCCGGCCACCTGGGCGTAGCCACCACCGAACTGGGATCGGCGCACCCGGAACGTGCTATCCGTCCCGATCTCGTCGTCCGGCTCCCAGTTGAAGGTTTGCATGGCCATTAGCGTCTCCCGTTGCTGTTGCGGTGGCTCGTCCCGCCAGGGCGCCAGGAGGCGGCAATTGCCCGCTCGGCCGTCGCCTCCATCTGTTTCTGCAGGTTCTGCTGCAAGGCGGCGCTGTCGAGCTGCATGCCTTCGGCGCTCCGGTCCTCCACGGTGAAGTACATCGGCGCATCCACCTGAACCACCGTGCCGCCGCCGGACGAGCCGCCAACCATCTGCACGCCCAGGGAGCCATCGGCACCGCGGGCCAGCGGCATGATCGCCTCCGGGCCGGCCTCGCCAGCAACGCCCAGCCCACCAGTGCCCGTCCCAAACATCGTCGGGGTGTTGAGGATGGTGTTGGTGGCAAAGCCCGCTCCCTTGGCAAAGAACTGCACGCCAGAACTCCAGGCGCCGCCCTTGGCCTGTGGAATGTAGGCGCTGCTGTAGCCGGCCTGAGATGCTCCCAAATTAGAGGAAACCGCTCCCGCCGAGCCTGCTGGCAGGCCGTTGCCGCCACCGCCGCCGAAGAAACTGCCAGCTGCGGATATGCCCATACCGACCAAGCCGCTAAGCAGTGAGCTGGCGGCTTGCTGGCTGGCGATCCTGGCCATGTCCGCAATGACGCTGGTGGCGAAGTCCTTGAAGTTGGCCTTGCCGGTCATGGCGAACTCGGCGATGGCATCGCGCGCCGTATAGAAGCCTGCGGTCAGCATGTCGTCGGTTGCACCGGCGACGTTGGCGGCATCGGCCTGGATGTTCTCCCAGGCGCGGCGTGCGCCGTTTCGGTAGTTGCGCTGAGCCTCAAGCCGGGCGTCGAAACCATCCACCTCCATCTGCAGCTCACGGGCCTGATACTCGGCCAGGTCCGCCAAGCGCTGCTGGTAGGCGTCCTGGCTCAGGCGCCGGGAGACGTCCTCCTGCTGCTCTTCCAGCTGTCGCCGCGCCTCCGCGTACTTCTGGCGTACAGCATTGAGCCGGTCCGCCTGCTCGCGCTGGTCGTCGCCCATGCCGATGCCGGCCACGTCAGAGTTGATGGCGTCCTGACGCGTCTGGAGCACGACCTCCATGGCCTTGCGGTAGGCTTCGGCGCTGTTTCGCCGCTGCTCGGCCAGCGTCCGCTCCTCCTGGGCGCGCTTCTGCAACAGCGGATCGGCATAGGCCTCGTTCAGATTCTTGATGCCAGCCTCAAGCTCCCCGGTGGTGATCTTGCCGGCCGCCTGGGCCTTGCGTAGCCCCTCGACGCCTTCGACCAGTTCGGAAAGACGCTTCTTCTCTGGCAGCGCCCGGTCGATGAGCGCATCGAGCGCCTTGACCTCGTCCTGCAGGGACTTCGCTCGGGACTTGCTGCTGGCCGTCGCATCCTGGTTGGCCTTCTTCTGCGACTCGATCGCGCTGGCCGCCGACAAGATGGCCTGGCGGTCGGCATCGGTTAGGTCGACGTTTTCCGCAATGAAGCGGTTAGCGGCCTTGGTCGCATTGCCATTGTCCTGCAGGCCGGCCAACTGCTTCTGCAGCGTTTCCAGGTACGTCTGCCCGGCGCTGCTCATGCCGGCCTTGGCCACGTTGTTGGCGTTGGTGGCCGTGGTGTTGTCCTGGGTGACGCCGGTCAGAACGCGCAATGTGTCCGCGATCTGGTTCGAGCGCTGGTCGGCATCACTGACCGCGCCCGCTTGGGTGATCCACTGCTGCACGGTGCTGGCCGGCAACTGCATGCGGTCGCCCACTTCACGCAGGATCGGCGATAGATCCTCACCAGCGGCCCGAGCTTCGTTCAGGCGATCCACTACCGCCTGGTACTCGCGCAACTGCTGGCCATACCGCCCACCAGAGTCGCGTGCCGGCGCCGTGACCGTGGCCGAACGAATGGCGGCAGCCAGGTCGCCGTAGGCGCCACGGACAGCATCCGTCGCGTTGATCTGCTCCTGCTTCCAGCGAACCAGCGATGCCTCACGCTGGTCGCGATTGAGCTTTCCGAACTCCTCGCGCAGCTGCTGCACAGGCTTGTGCAGGTCATCCAGGCTGACGCCGGCCTTGTCGGCGTTGTCGCTCAACAGCAGGAAACTGGCAGCGGCGGTGCCGGCCATCAAGGCGAGCCCCAGCGGTCCGCCGAGGATGCCGAGCAGGCCCGCTCCTACCGACCGCAGCCCTGCCTGAGCAGTTGCGACAGCAGCGGTGGCGGATGCCTCCCGCTGTCTAGCCTGGGCCAGTTGGATGGACATCTGCGTCTGCACTGCAGTGCCGCGCGCCGCAGCGGCTTCTCGGGCGGCCAGGATGGTAGCGGTCTCCGCCTTGCGCTGGTCGGCGATCGCCGCTTGAAGAACGGCCTCAGCCTGGGCGATGCGTGCTGCCCTGTCGGCCAGTGCAGCCTTCATCGCCAAACCGGACTTCGCCACGTAGTTGGTCAGCGCCGCCGCGCCCACACCACCCATGGCCGCAGCCACCAGGTTGATGTTGTCTGCCACTGTGATCAAGGCACTGGAAAGGCCGCCGACTGCGCCTGTGCGCTCCTCCATGTTGCCCAGGTACGCCGATATGGCATTGCCGATGTTGACCAGCGCGTCTTGAACGCTGGTGGACATGTCGGCGGCGGCTTTACGGTTGGCCTCGACGGTCTGCAACAGGCCGGTGTTGATGTCATCCAGGGCCAGCTTGCCCTGGACACCCAGCTTGCGAATCTCCTCGGCGCTCTTGCCGGTGGCATTGGCGATTGCGGTGACAATCGTCGGCATGGCGTCCTGAATGGATACCCAGCCGTCGGCTTCGACCTTGCCGGTTTGCAGGGCTTTGGAATAGGCATCCAAAGCAGATCCAGCCTTGTCGGCAGCCACGGCGTTGGTCACCAGCAGGAAACTGAAGCTGTCGGTGATGTCGAGCGTCTGCTGGGTGTTGAAGCCCAGGCTGCGCATGACGTCAGCGGTGCGGATGTACAGCTCCTGGGCTTCGGCCAGGGGGCGATAGGTCTCCTGCGCCGTTTGCAGCAGGTGCTCCTGCACCAACTGGTATTCGCTTGCAGTGCCCGCTGCCGCCTTCATACGGTCAGCCATCTGACCGTAGGCGTCGACCTGTTTGATGATGCCGCCGATAACACCGGCGCCAGCCACCGCAGCGAAGGCCCCGCGAATCAATACGCCCGCCTGCTGCGCAGCAGAACCGGCGCTATCAAACGCAGAGTCGACTTGAGCCAGGTTGCGGTCGATCGATTGGGTCGTGCGCGCCACCACCTGGTCAGCACTGGCCAGCTCTCGCCGCAGTTGCGCCGTGGTGGCCTCGATCTGCACCAGCATGCCCTGGACTTGTTGGTCGGCCATGTGAAACTCCAAGCACAAAAAAGCCGCCCGGAGGCGGCGGTTTGCCTACTATTCGCGCTTGCCGCGCAGGAAGGCTTTCAGGCGATCAGCCACACTTCCGGTCTTCTGGGGCGCGGCCTGGGGCTTCGCCTTGCCCACGTTCATCCAGTCCAGGCGAGCGTCGAGGGCGAGCATGATTTGCGGAATGGGCGTGCGCCATGCGGTATCAGGCGGCCAGCCAAGCCAGCCGACAGCCACGCCGAACAGGTAGTCGACGTAGCTGCCATTCCTCACTGCGCTGTGCTGGCCGCCTCGGGCTTTCCCCGGTCGGCCACGCTGGGCGGGACAGGATTCAGCAGGAAGGTGATGTACTGCGCCAGTTTGGCCGACACCTTCGCGACACCAGTCTGAAAGACCTCATTGGCTACCGTGGCATGCTGCTCGGGCTGGAGCCCTGCACCGGCAACGATGATGTCGGCGCACGCGCCAATGGCCATCAGACGTGTGGCCTCCAGGCCACCGCGCAGACCGCCGAACCGGGTTTCGATTTGCAGTGCCGCCTCCAGGGTGGGCTGCAGAGTATAGCTGCGGGCGCCCACCACCAGGGTGACGGTGCCGTGCAATGCTTCGCTCATGGGGTTTCTCGCAAGAAGGGATGGGGCTTACCCCATCAATCACGGGGTGGCCGGGCCGGCTTCGATTTCGAGGATGTCGGTGTTGATGGCCAGCGTCACGTTGCGGCGCACGACGTTATCGGCAGTGCCGGGCGCGACGGTGTTGTTCATCACCTTCACGCCGAAATAGAAGGTGGTCGGCAGAATGGCCGGGGTCGCGCCTGGGTCACCGTCGTTCAAGGTGACCTTGATGTTGTAATTGCCCTTGGTGCGGTCCTTGTGGGCTACACCAACGGCCTTCTGGCCGGCATCGCCGTTGTCCAGGCCCACCGTCAGGGTCATGTTGCCGGCGTCCGCGGTGCCTTTGTACTTGCGCACGCGGCCATCACTCAGCGCGGTGAAGTTCACCGGGTTGAAAGTGTCGCCGAACTCGCCCAGGTCTTCGATCTCGCCCACATCGACGTAGGTGTCGGCCTCGTACTCGGTTTTGGTGGTCGCCGGAGTCTTGCTGCCAATGGAAAGGCGGCAGCCGGCGGCTGTGTTGAGGTTGTCATCGGCCATGGGGATTCCTCCAAAGGCTCATTGGATAAAAGCCGCAGCGCGGCCGGTGAGTGATTCAGTGGGTGGTGATCACGCGAACGGTGATCGAGCCCTGGTAGGTAACGCCGTCCGCATCGCGCTGGGAGTCGGCTTGCAGCACGCGCACCGAGACAGCACGTCCGATATCGAGTGGCAGGCGGCGCTCATCGAGCGCAGCGATAACCTCGCCGTTGATCCGCTTGACCTCGGCCTGACCGACAGCGCCCGACCAGACCGACAGGTAGAACAGCCGCTGCTCACGCTTGCGGCCGGCCACCGGACTGATGTTGGTCGAGATCTCGCGATCAATGGAGACGTACGGCATGGGCGCATTCAGTGGCGCCCCATCGTAGATAGGGCAGCTGACCTCAGCGTCGAGCCTGGCAAAGATCGCTTCCTGCAATGCAAGTGATGGATCAGGCATTTCATGCTCCCTGGCTGGCTCGGCGCAGCGTTCGGGCGATGGCCGCTTCGATCTCGGCCAAGACGAACTCCCGATTGACCTGCATCGCTGGCCGGAGCCAGGGGTGGGCCGGACGAGCCGGGATATCCGGGTACTTGCCGAAAAAGTCAGTGCCGTCGCTCTTGTTGGTGGCCCGACGATTGCGCTTGTCGGCGCGCTTCCCGCCGGCGTAGCCCTTGGTGCCGTACTCGACGAACCGCAGGTAGTAGAAGCGCCGATTGTCGCGCTTCCCGCGAATGCCGATTTGCGCATCCAGGCCGCTGGGAGCCACATAAGCCCGCAGCGCTGCTGCCGCCTCGCCCGTGTCCTTGGGGATCAGCTCCTGCATGGTCCCGAGGATGCGATCCGCGCACTTCTGCATGGTGGGTCGCAGCTCGTTGTCCATGGTCTTGTGAATGTTGCGCAAGGTCCGACGCAGCTTGAAATCACCGCGAAGGCTTGAGCGGCGGGCCATGGGTCACTCCTTGGATTGATCAGCCTTGGTCGGCTTTTCAGCCTTGTCGATGATCTCCACGGCGTAGCCACGGGCGATCAACCCTTGGCCATACGCTCGCTCGACCTCGAAAATCTCTTTCTTCTCGCGCTCGCCGCAGGCTCCGGAGAGCGGGCCGAGCGCCTGGATCTTCATCTTCATGGTGCACCTCAGGGGTTCGGGACCGATGAACACAACAGCCGCATCATGGTCCGGTCGTTGTCCAGCAGCACGGCCTCCACCTGGTAGGTGACACGGCGCTCGGTGATCCGCCATTCGGCAGCGAAGTCGGACCGTGGGCGGACACGGATCTCGGCGGTGATCGTCGCCGTCAACTGCTCTGCCACAGGCTCGACACGCCCGGTAGGCATGGTGATTTCTGCCCAGACCTTGCCAACTGGCAGCCATGTCTTGGTCGCGCCGCCTGATCGGTTGGACTCGAGGTGTGGCTTGGACACCTCGCAACGATGCTTCAAGGGGCCGGCTCTCATCAGAAGCGCTTCCTGTACCAGAGCAGCCTTTCGACGGCGAGCGGCATGGCCGTGGCGATCGTGCCCACGGCCACGGCCTCACGGTTGGCGTACCAGTGCCCGACCAGCAGAAGGACGGCCTGCTCGACGTCGCGAGTCAGACCCATCTCGTCTGGCTCAACTGGGTCGACCTCCACCAGCTTTCGGTCGCAGTGCTGCTCGATGTGGGCCTTGGCCGCCTCGATGTATCCGCCGATCAAGGCGTCTTCTTCATCGCCATCGACCCGCAGGTGCATCTTCACGTTGGCCAGGTCGATCATTTACTTGGCCTCTTTGGGAGCCGTCGGCTTGGATTCCTTGGGCTTAGCTGCCTTCGGTTTGCCGTCGTCACCGACTTCTTCGGCCAGACCTTTGCCGATCAACGAATGGGCATATTCGTCGTCTGCATCGTCGAACACCGTCCCGGCCTTGATCTTGTTTGAGTCGGCCTTGAGCAGAGCTCCATTGCCAACGAAGCCCCACAGGATCTTGATTTTCATGCTGCCTCCAGAAAGGAAGAGGCCGGCGATGAGCCGGCCTTCGGTGAGGTTGTATTAGGCGCCAGTCGGGAACCGGCCCTTGACCAGCGCCTCCTTGCGGCGCACGCCGAGACCCAGGCGCTCTTCGACCAGCAGGGCGCGCTCGTTCTTGATGAACTGATCGTTGATCAGGCCCATCTTGAACAGGAAAGACATGCGGTCGAACAGCGTGGTGGAACGAGCGAAGTTCGCAGTCAGGAACTCGCCGCCGGTGTCGGCATCGCCTTCATCCATGCTGTCAGACGTGATCACCGGACGGCCCCACAGGATTGGAGTGACCAGGCCCTGCAGATTGGCGAACAGGTAGCGATTCTCGCCATCCTTCTGCAGTTCGATGTTCATCCAGTCCAGCTCGGTCATCACCACGCCATCGGCGGACATTTGCGACTGCTTGCGCACCTGGTAGATGGAACGACGGACCAGGTCGATGGCGGTGTCGCCGGCCTTGCTGAGCGCGGTGTTGTAGCTGGTGGCCTGGGTCATCAGGCCGTTCAGGTTTTCGCCGGTACCGTCGCCCTTGAGAATCTGCGCTTCCTCCTCCAGCTTCAGGTCGTAGCGCAGCAATTGCTGCAGGTAGGCGAACAGCTGCGGAACGTCGTCCAGCGCTTCGTCGGTCACCGGCATCCACACCGCGATTTTCTTCACGCGGTCGGTTTCGGTGGTGAAGGTGACATTGCTCGTCGGTTTCAGGCCGCCCTCCGCGACCGGCGCCGCTCCACGGGTGTGCAGGTTCTCGCGGAAGTAGGTGTAGTTCTGACCGGACACCGGCACAGCAGTCAGCAGATCACGAATGCGCAGCTCCTGGCGAATGCCAGGTTGGATCACTGGGTCGTACTGAGGGACTACGATACCAGCGCTGGTGACCTTCATTTCCTTCATGCTGGCCATGTCGGACTTGGTCACATCGAGCTCAGCCAGGCCGCCGCCGCGCTTCAGCGACTTGTAGCTCTCGTCGCCTTTGATCAGGTCGATGAAGCTTTTGCCCTCGCCTGGTTGGCCACGCAGTTTGACGCCCTTCTGCTCCAGATCAACGACCTGGTCGATGACCTTTTGCAGCTCGCCCTTCTGGTCTTCGATCTGCTTCTTGAGGTCGCCGGCGACCTTGTTGCCCTTCTCGACCTCCTCCATGGCCGCATCGTATTTCTTCTGCAATCCTTCGAAGCCGCTCTTCAGTTGCAGCTCGATGGAATCCTTCAGTTCTTTCACTTCGCTCATGGCGATACTCCGAAATATTGGGTGAACAAGTTGGGAATTTCTTTCAGCTCATCCACGATCGCCGTGGCCTCGCTCCCGCCGTCACGGCGTAGCGCGGTGTAGCCGAGCGAAGCGACTGCCGCCGCTTCCTTCTGCGAGAGGCCCATGCGTTCGCGCAGGGCTTTCTCGAAAAGCCTGATATCCGATTTGACGCTGAGGACGTGCGCCTTGGGGTTCATGCCGAACGGGACGAAGGAGGCCTCCCACAGTTCGGCCTCCTTGATGACGCGGACGCGCCGACCCGCTCGCTCTTCGAAATCCGCCTTGATGGTGTTGAAGCCGATCGACATGCTGTCGAGGATGTCTGCCTTCATCAGCTCGTAGCCGTCGCGGGCATAACTGACGTTGAGGTTGACCTGGCCTTTCAACAGAAGGCCGTGGTCGTCCTGGGTGTAGTCAGCGGCGCCGACCAAGCGAGTCAGGTCGTGGTACAGGGCGAGCTTCAACTTGCCACTGCGAGTTGCCTTCACCCGGGTAAATGCGCCGGGCAGGATCACGTCGTCGCCGAGGTCGACGTTGTTGAACACCGCGGCGTAGCCTTCAAAGTTGCCGGCTTCATCCACGGCCTTGAGCTCGAACGGGCATTCAAGGTTCGCCATTTTTTTGCATCTCCCACCGGGTGACCCGGGCGTAGTCGCCGCCCAGCGGCGGGTAGTTTTCTTTCTCGCGGACCTCGTCGATGGAAAGCCAACCAGAGCCGCCAGAGCCGCCAAGCGCAGCCTGGAAGTAAGCGGCACGCCCGGCGCTGTCCGCGCGCAGCAGGCCCTCGACCACGAATTCCACGAATCGGGTCGTTGAGCGGAATAGCTTGTCGTTGAGTTCGTCTTCGACCGCGTCGATGTAGGGTTTCAGGCCGAAGGTGATAAACCCAGTGAGCTGTTGCTCCAGGTTCGAGCCCATGATTGAGGTCTTGCCGGCGCGGTTGGCCAGCCACAGCGGTACGCCGTAGATTCCCGCCAGGGCTTCCTCCTGGAACTGCTGCGACTCGATGAACTGTGCATCCTTCTGGCTGATGCCAGCCGGGACGATCTTGGGGTTGCCCTGCAGGATCGCCATCTTGCCGATGTCGTCGGCGTCGGCCTTGCGCACATCGGGGAACTTCTCCATGACCTGAGCCTGTTGGGCCTTGGTGAGGAACTGCTCGTAGATGACGTAGCCGCCCGTGAAGCCTCCCTTGCGCATGAAACGGGCCGACCACTGCTGACCAGCCTTGGCCAGGCCCATGGTTTCCGCCTGGTGCTCGATAGGAGACAGACCATCGATGCCGTCCAGGCTGAACAGCTTGAAGTGCAGCATGTTCTCCGGCGATACCGGGAACCGGTCACCCTTGCTTGGAGTTACCCAGTAGAGCAGGTCCTCGCCCGTATCAATGGTGACCGTCTTGCCGTCTAAGGGAACGATGCCGATCACATCGTTATTCACGTTGCGTTCGATCAGCGCAAAGGCGTTGCCACGCAGGGCCATGTTCACGACCACGAACTTGAGAAAGTTCAGCAGGGTCATGTAGGGGTTTGGCTTGCGCAGCAGCTTGAGCATCCGATCGCTCCCGGTGACCAGCGACCGGCCGCCATCCTTGTCCTCGTATAGCTTGAGGGGCAACCCGCTCAGCGACTCGGAAAGGATCTTTACGCAAGACCAGACCATGCTGATGGATAAGGCCGTCTTGGCGGTGACACGAACACCGGCCTTGGTGCGTTTGCCGCCGACCTCAAGGTCAACCTCGACATAGTCGCCCGTGGTCGGGTCGGTAAAGCCGAAGAAGCCCCAGGTCATGGGGTTGTACCATTTGAATGCCATGGTCAGCCTATCAATCCGAAGAAGCCGTGGTTGAGGTAGTCGTCCAGGCCGCCGCGTGCCTCGGGATTGAGGGCCATCAGCGACACGGCGTTGAAGGTCGCCATGAGCGGGTCAATTTTCGCGGTGCCGGAAGCTTGCTTGGTGATCAAGAAGGCGTTGGCCGATGGCACACCCTTGGCGTTTCCACAGGACCAGGCCATGAGTGGCTGCCCGCAGTGAATAAGCGTTCCTTCGGCGAGCCGGCGTTCGGTCGTCTTGATTGCGCCGGTGAGTTTCCAGCCCTGCGAGATGCCAACGATCTGTTCCTCGTCGATGCCGACATCCGCCAACGCATCTAGCACTGCGCCGATTCCGGCCGGGTCGAGGCCGACCTTGTCGAGCAGGCCGGCCTCATTGATCCGGGCCACGATCGCCGCCAGTTGATCAACGTCGTCACCGATCTTGTCGACAATGGTCAGGTCACCGGTTGCTTCCAAGTCTCTGAGCCTGGGAGCTTCTGACTTACGTCGATCAAGTACCGAGGGATGAGCCCAGGCATGCGCCCAGTGCAACCAGGTGCGGGATTCGCGAACTCGGCCGATCACAGCAAGGCCGAGCAAGTCATCCAGCCCGCCCCCGTCGCCGCCGACGACGATGACCTCGCATTGCTCGAGCAAGTCATCCAGCGTCATGCCTTCCTTGGCCTGGGGTTCCCAGAAGGCGGCGCCGACCCAACTGTCGGACATCAGAGCAAGTCCGATCTCGATGTTGAGGTGCTTGGCGAGAAAGCCACGCATCTCCGCCTCACCATCGATCTCTGCCTGCATATGCAAGCGCTCAAGCGTTGGTCGGTCTACCGAATAACCAATGTTCGGATTCACCAGATGGAAGTTTTCTGGCTTCCGGGCCTCGCCACTCTCGATCATCTCTTTCGAGAATTCGTAGATGATCGGCAGGAAACGGTTGTCGTCGATGCGGCCGTCACGCACACCGCGGGCATAGGTCAGCTTCGACTTGAACACACCGGCCGGGGGCTCGTTCGACTGGGTCGTCAGCCAGATGATGAAGCCTTCAGGCCTGGACAACAGGCCGCCAGTGGCTTCGCGGATCATGTCCGCGGCCTTGGGGTTCTTGCCGAACAGCCAGGCCTCATCGATCAGGACACCAACAGCCTTTTTACCACCCACTACGTCGCTGTCAGCCGCCACGACCTTGAGCGTTGCCCCGGTTTCGCGATGGGTGATCAGCCTCAAGTGTGGCTGCACATGCAGCAAAGCCTTCAACTCGTCATCGTTGTTGACCATGTCCTTGGCCGGGATGAAGGAGTTATCAGCGATCTCCTTGGTCGGGGCCAGGATGATGAACTCCGCCGATAGGCGCCAGTTGCGGATCAGCGCGGTGAGCATGATGCCGGCAGCGATGGTCGACTTACTGTTCTTCTTCGGAATGCAGAGCATCACCTCGCGGATCAGTCGCTCGCCTGTCTCGCTGTTGTAGCTACCAAACACTGCGCCGGCGAAGGCCAGCACCCAGGGCGCGCAGGAGGCTTCGATCGTGGGGCTGCCCGGGGCATCGACGATCTTGAGCCCCTTGAATACCTCAAGGCTCGCTTCAGCCTCATCGGGGAACAGCGGTGGCGGGATGATCGATTCGCCGGCAGCCAGGCGCCGCCACCAGTCTGGGCAGGCCGTGGTCCATTGCATGAGTTATCCCTTCACGACAGAGAGCGGTGGCTTACCCTGGGCATAACGGCCTTTGCCGGCCTCTTTGGCAGCCTCGGCCTTTTGTTCTTTCTTGCCCGCCTCAGCCTTCTTCCCATGGATGTAAGGCACAGCTGTCTGCGCGGCGTTGCGCCGGTCGAAGACCTTTGCCCGAGGCTCGTTCATCAAGGCCAGCAACCACTCCAGAGGATCCTGGGTGGAAGGAAGACAGCTCAGGAACTCCCCGTCAGCCTCGTTGAGTTCAACGGGCTCCACGGCACTTTCATCACCCTTCGGTTTCTGGCCCCGCTTCTTCGGCTCAGGGTTAACACTGAGCTCTGCTTTGCGGGCCAGAATTGCGGATGCAATCTTGGGATCGTTCGCCCATCGCGAACCTGACGCAGCAGCCACCGAGGCCTTGCAGCCTGCGGCTTCCGCTGCTTCTTTGTTGGACGCACCTCGGGCCTTAGCGTCAACAAACCGTCGCTGTTTGTCTGTTAACACCATTAACAAAAACCTTGAGGGTCGAGAAAAATGTGCGCGTGGGATCGGGGGCGGTCTAGCTACGGGCGAGCCTCTATATTTTGACTCCCCCCCTACCTTGCGGTCCGCAGCCAACACGCTCTAGGCCTGACCGGCTTCCTCAGCTTGCTTGACCGAGTCATGGCAGGGCTTGCATAGGGACTGCCAGTTGGTCTGGTCCCAGAAGAGATCCTTGTCGCCACGATGCGCAACGATGTGGTCAACCACGCTGGCCGCAACAGTCCTGCCATGCTTGGCGCAGTAAACACACAAAGGGTTGTCGCGCAGGTACTGCTCCCGCGCCTTCTGCCATCGGTAGTCGTAGCCACGCTGGGAACTGGTCATGCCGCTCCGCCAACTGCCTGGCGTAACCACCTTGACCCGAGAGCCTGCGCTCTCCTTGATACGAGAGCCGAGCGTCTTGAGCCTGGCCATCAGCCTTCTACCTTCTTGCTCATGAACCGGTCGGAGTAGTCACGCAGCTTCTCAACACCCATGAAACCGACCATGCAGCCGGCAAATACAGAAAGGTTGGGCGGCAAAGCAAAGTACTCCAGCACTGGCAACAGGCTGATCGCGATCAGGCCGCAGATCGCGCCTTCCAAGAAGATCTTGCGACCTCGGCCTCCGCCATAGATGACGCGACACATCGCCACCGCAGCAGCAATGCCGCCGGTATAGAGCTGTGGCTGATGCGCGATCAACCATGCGAGCACAGCGGCCCACAGGCCCGGGTCCTTTTCTGGCATGTTCGGCATCTCGATTCCTCCCTTTACGGGGAGCGAAAATGAAGTCCTGTAATTTCAGGGTCTTGAGTGAATGGGCCTGGGACATAGCCAGGCCATTCGAATGGCACCTGTGGATCAGTTGGTGATCAGTAGATCCAGGCTGGTGGCATCGCAGGAGTAGTCAGCCTTCTTGTCGATGACCAAGTAGACAGCAGACCCCTGGTCTACCGCGACGTCGCTGGCCTTGATGACCGAGCTGCCGCCATTCGGAAGGTTTCCGGACTGGATTGGGGTGTCGCCTAGGTTCAGCGACCAAGAAATGCCATCCCCACAAGAGTTATGCAGGTCGTTGACGCGACCGAGCACATTGATGTTGCCCGAGATTGGACTGGTCCAACGAACAACGGTCTGACTGTTCGAGCCAGGATGAGTAACCGCATCACCCTGCTTGAACACGAAACTGCCGCCACTGCCAGTGAACGTGAAGCTCTTTTTCACAACGTTGATGTAAGCGCTAGTGGTCGCGTCTCGCCAGCAGGTGACGTTGGCACCGTTGCAAGTGTCCGCGACGAAAGTCGGCATCATCGTGTAGTTGGCGGACAGGTTCTGCGCCGTCTTGTTCTGCATGAAGGCCCACGGCGAGCCGGGCGCCGCGCTTTCCGTCGCGATGTACATGTCACGGGCCAGGTTCCAGGACTGGGCAGTTGCAGCCCAAGCAGAGGAAGCTGCAGCGGAGGCTGCCAGAGCGGCGGCCAGGATAGCGGTCTTCAGAAATTTCATGGGTGTACCTCGGTATCGGTAGATGAATTGGGTCGTTGCCGTGCGACAGGCGCCGCACAAAATTCGCTCAACGGCGATAACTCGAGGCTCGGGGCCTTCACATGATTCAGTGTTCCGCAGCGGGAGCACTTGATCTGGAGTTCAATCAAAACGCCCACACGGGCGAGAAGTCTGCTGCACTTACCGCAGCGGAAGTCTTTCAACATCTGCAAAGCCTTTTGGTTTTCTGCTAGGCTCCGCCCCGCTCGCGCGAGCAGTGAGGGCCTTGGCTGGCTTGCAGGTACACTCTGCGATCTGGCGTCTCCTTTGGGTGTGTCAGCACCCTTTGGAGTCGCCCTCTCTTTTCCGCGGCAGAATCGAAGAGCCCCGAAAATGATCGGGGCTTTTTTATTTGCAGCAGAAATAAAAAGCCCCGGCGAATGCCGAGGCTTGGAGTGGATGGAGATAGCAACCCTGTCAGATCGATGCAGTGGCGCTTCCCTCCAGTTCCCGCGCTGGCTGTTCCAGAAAGGTACTGCCGTTGGCGGGTCATTTCATGGGCGTCGGTTACCAGTAGGTTCTGGCCGGCAAGAAATACGATACAACGACACCAAGCGCTGCGCCGGCGAGAACCCCCCAGAAATCAGCCTCAAGCAATGAAGCGGCTGGCAACATTTTCCGGGCCTCCAAGAGGCTTGCGAAGTCACGCGGGTCGGTCCCAAAAACCGTATGCCATCCATGAGGTATCAATATCAAAAAAACCATTACTACAGGTATGGCCACATAGTGCCACGTTGAGCCATAACGGTAATTTCGACCCAGGTAGAAGATTCCGCAAACCAGCACAGCAGACAGCAAACCAGTGGTTATAGCCTGCCACAACAGCTGCGCCGAAATCGCAAACTCAGAAAACATCACTTCACTCCGTCAAATTATTGGGCATGAAAAAGAACAATAAATTGACATAGCTGATGATGGCAATATGCCGCAAACGAAAACCCCGACGCTATGCCGGGGTTCGTCTGTGTCGCGTTGCCTGCAAGCTGGACACGCTGCTATGAAAACAGGTGTTTATCCGCCCGGAAAGAACTTTTTCACGCGGCTTCGCGCAAATGCTCCAAGGCCGAATCGACCCAAGCTACGCCCTGTTTGATGACTTCGAAAGCTTTGCGCTCCGCCATCCTGTTGGCCTCGCCGATTCGCAGCGAGGTCCACTTGGCGCCGTAGTAAAGCCAGACGAAATCGCCCATCTGCTGGTTGCGCTTCGTCAGCCTGGCTACGACTGAGTCGATCATCAGAGCGGCGTCATCAGTCAGCGAGTATTCAACGCCACCTCCAGTTGCTGCCGCGCTGACGGATGGGGAGACATACCTAGGCACGCCCATTCCATCCATCCGCCAGCTCCCCCATTGCTCGAGCAGCCACTCGGTATCGCCCAGGGGCTTGTTTGCGTAAGTCCGTTTCTTCATGCAGCCCTCCGGGGCGTTGGGTCGGTATCCAGGCCGAACAGCTCGCACAGGAGCTTATAGGCGTGCTTGTTCTTGGCGCCGCCCTGGATGATCCAGGCCTTGGCGAATTGTTCGAAGCCCTGGTTGGCTCGGGAGCCGTGCCAGTCGGCCACGATGTCCATCAGGGCGGCCGAGGCGATCCGGCCATTGGTTTGGTCCAGCAGCATGCGGTTGCCCTGCTTCAGGAACTGCCGCTCGACGGGAGTCAGGCTTTTGCGCGGCATGGCCGCTGTGACGTTACTCATGGCCATCTCCTGGCTTGGATTCTTGATCGTGCATCCTCCCTTGGGATGGATGCTGTGACGTGCTGCAACCAGCGCCATTGCTGGCCTCAACGGTTGCGCACGCGGTTTCGTGTCCCGGCAATGTCCCGGTGTGAATGGCGGTAAAGCCCTGGCTGTCGAGGTGCTGATGCCAGGCTTCCAACGCCCGACGTTTCAAGGCCTCGGCGGTGGTGTGGATGTACGTGGCATCCAGGTCCTTCATGGCGTGGTTCAACAGCAGCTCGCCCACCATGTAGTCCACCCCCAGGTCGGTCCAGGCGGTCCGCGCTACCTTGCGCAGGTCATGGCTGGACCATTCGCCCCGGGCCAGATCGGTGAACAGGGTGTTGGCCTTGCTCGGGCTCAGCGGCGCGCCATGGCTACCCGGGAACAGCAGAGGACCGGTGTAGCCCTGGGCGGCCTGCAGGCGCCGGTAGCGACGCAGCAATGCGCAGGCCTGGGCCGTGAGCGGCAGCGTGTGCTCGGCCTTGGTCTTCGTGTCCCCGGCAGGGATGAACCAGCGCCCCGCATCGAGGTTGACGTTTCGCCAGCGCGCCAGCCGGGTTTCTCCCAATCGCGAGCCGTGGCACAGCATCATCAAAGCCAGCATGCAGCCCGCCGGCGCCGCGCCGAAGCGTTCGGCCACGGTCATCAGCAGGCCGGGCACATCGTCCCCGCGCAGGCGCGCCGGCTTGGGCCTGATCCGGGTGCGCACGAAGTCGGTGAACTTCAGCGCCGCCATCGGGTTGGCCGGCAACAGGTCGAGGCGCAGGGCCTGGCGGAACGCCGCCGAGAGCACGCCATACACCGAACGCACGAACGACAGGGCATAGCGCTCCTGCATCGGCCACATCAGGCGCTGGTCGATGGCCTGCTTGCTGATCTCGCCCAGGGCCAGATCGTGCAGGCGTGGCATCAGATGGCGATCAAGAGCCGATCGAGCACTGGCCTTGCGCTTGGCCGACAACCCCCGGTCACGGTTCATCCGGTCCCGGTACCACTCCAGCACATCACCCACTGTCGTCCAGCTGGTGGTGGTGGACTTGGCATCGGCATCGGCAGCCCGGCGCGCCAGGATGGCCGGCAGTGTGGCCAGCATGGTCTTGGTGTTGATCCCCGGGAAATCGCCGGCCTTGCCCCAGCGCTGGCGGACCACCACGTGCCAGGCGCCGCGGGTGCGGTCCTTGCTCGAGTAGCGAAAGCGCAGCTCACGATGGCGGGTGTCGCGCAGTTGGCGCACTTCGCCGGCGGCGTGGCGGCGGATCTCGGCATCACTGATCGTCACGGTCAGGGTCTTAGAAACGCTCATTGCCGGCCCCCTTGTAGCGCTGGGCATAGCTCCCACGGCCCATCTCGACCTCATCGTCACTGGGCAGCGACCCGGCGAAGTTGGCGAAGCGGCCGTACTGCCCCTCCTGCTGAACAACGCAACTACCCACCCGGGCATGTCGGCACTTGGTCATCAGGATCTCGGTGAGGCCGTTCTGCCCCTCCTCGCTGTCCATGTCGCGGTGCACCATGAGAATGCAGCTGGCATCCGCCTCGATCTCGCCCGAGTCGCGCAGGTCGCTGGACTGCGGCTTCTTCCCAGGGCGTTTGGTCGAATCGCGGTTGAGCTGGGCCAGCTCGATGACAGGAATCGCCATTTCCTTGGCCAGTTGCAGCAGCGCCTTGCTGATCTTGCCCACCTCCTCGCTCCGGGTACGGCCGGCGCGGTCACTGCGCACCAGGGTCAGGTAGTCGACCACGATGCCAGCCAGGCCGTGCTCGCGCTGACACTGACGGGCCGTGGCGCGAATGGTCGCCGGGGTCTGCACCGGGTCATCGCACACGAACAAAGGCGCGTCCAGAGCCAGGCCCACGGCGGCGCTCATCCGCGCCCAATCGTCGTCGCGCATCGCCTGTGGGTTGTCCAGCTTGTGCAGCGCCACCCCGCCCAGCGAGGCGATGGCGCGCAGCCCCAGCTCTTCGCCCGGCATTTCGATGGAAAACACCAGCCAGGGCTTCCGCTCCTTGACGGCGTTGTGCTGAGCGATCTGCAGGGCCAAAGTGGTTTTGCCACTGCCGGGCAGACCGGCGATCACCGTGACCTTCTTCGGGCGGATGCCGTGGACCAACTTGTCCAGCTCATCGAGCCCGGTGGACGGCCACTTCGGCGCCACGCCGCGGTGCTTCTCGTCCACCAGGTCAGCAGCATCGCCCATCCACTGATCCAACCGCTTGTAGCCCTTGGTCTCGCCATCAAGGTTTCGCAGGTCAGCCATGGCCTGCTGGGAAGCGGCGATCACCTCAGCTGTCGGCGCGCCTGCCTGGACCATCTCCCGGGCCTGCCCGGCGATGTCGAGGATGCGGCGGATTACCCCCCACTCCTTGACGTGCTTGGCGTAGGCCTTCCAGTTGGCGACCGAAGGAACCTTGTTGGTCAGCTCGGCAGCGTAAGCAATGACCAGGTCGCCGCTGGGCAAAGTCCGCTGCACCGTACCCACGGTAACCGGATCTATCGGCATGCTCCGGTCGCGACACTCAAGCATGACCTCGAACAGCGCCGCGTTGTCGGCGTGGTAGAAGTCGCTTGAGGTCATCTGGCCGAGGATGTCCTCGACCAGCCCATCCTCCTGCTGCAGGGCGGCCTGCATCACGGCGCCGAGCACGCCGTGCTCAGCCTCATCACTGTAGAGCTCCCTCATGCCGCCGCCCTCATCGAGGACCAGGTGAAGCCCACGACACGCCCGCCGTTCTGCCGCAGGCGGTCGAGCGCACGCTCGCCGATGTAGGCTTTCAGCTGGTCCGGACCGAGGTTGCTGATCAGCACGGTCGGCAACACGGCCTGGTAGCGGCGATCGATGATGTTGTGCAATAGGCCCAGCTCGTACTCGCTCCCCTTCTGGCAACCCACCTCGTCGATCACCAGCAGATCCAGCCCACCCAGGTGCACCACCACGTCACGGTCGGTGTAACCCGAGTCCGGCACCATCGAGCCGCGAGCGATGCTGACGATGTCGCCGGCCGGGACGATCAGGGCACTGGCGCCATCGGCCACCACGGTCCTGACGATCGAGCTGCCCAGGTGGGTCTTGCCGCACCCGACGTTGCCCGTCAGGAGCAAAGAACGGCCCGCCCGGTAGTGCTCAGGGAAGCGTGCGGCATAGTCGCGGCAGGCCTCCAATGCATGGACCTGGGGGGCGCCGGCACCCGTCCGGAAGGTGTCGAACGTGGAATGGGCGAAGCGCGGGGTGATTCCAGCGCCGATCAGGGCCGCATTTGCGCGTTCAGCCTGGCGCTGTGCGCTGGCCATGCGGAACACGTCAGAACCCCGTGGCGCCATGTTCAGGGCTTCCCAGGCGCAGCGCTTGCACCCGCGGGGTTGCATGGAGCCATCCAACTGCTCGACTTCGCTCATGTCGACATCGCCATGCACAGGGCAATGGCCAGCGTAGGTACGCATGGCTGGCCGACAGTGGAACAGATCAGAAATTCGCTCGGCCATCATGGCTCTCCTGGTACATGTCATCGGTGTGCTGAGGGAGGTTGTTGAAGCTGCCGGCCTGTCCGCCGCCAGCAGCTGGCTGCAACACGTCGTGCCAGCGCTCGCCGTTCAGCCAGGTCGAGGCGTGCGGGATGAACTGGCCGTTCTCCTTGGTCCAGTCCTTGGATACGCAGTGTTTGGCCAAGGCGGTGATCATGACGGTCTGCAGATCCGCATCAGGGCTGAGTTTTTCCCAGGCCTTCCGTGCTTTCACCTTGTTGGTCTTGCGGGGATACAGCTTCCAGAAGCGTTCGAAATCGGTATCGTTTTTTGCACCCGATACACCTAAGTCTTTAAACCTCTTTGTATTACTCATAGATGTATTACTCCCCTTCGTGTTTTCCGAAGGGGGTTCGCCGCCTTTTCCGAAGGGGTTCGCCGTGTTTTCCGAAGGGGTCTTCGGTTTTTCGAAGGGGGTCGATAGACGAATTCGGCGCTCCACGACCCGCTTACCTTCCCTGATCTGTTCGATAGCGATCAGACCGCGCTCTGCCAACCCGCTGATGATTTCGGATACACGGGACACCGACAGACCGAAGAACTCAGCGAAGTGCGCATTGGTGGCGTAGCACCCACGCATGTCATCCTCTAGGCTGCCGATCTCCACCAGCATCACCTTCTCGTTTGTCGACAGCGAGTGGTCCAGCCACAGCGAGGCAGGAATCCACACGCCCTGGAACTTACGTTGGATGCTCACAGATCAAGCTCCTCTGTAACCCGGCGCACGAACTGGTCGTAGCTCTCGCTCATCACCAGGCCTTGGTCTTCCAGGGCTGCCCGATATGTCTTGGCCGAGCCATACAGCATCCAGCGCTCGCGATCCGGAAAGCTTTTGAACTGGGCGTAGGTCGGCCATGGGCCGCTGATGATCGTTGCGCCAGCGCCCTGCTGGAGCGCCTGGGGGGGGGTAGACGGGTTGTTCATTGCAGGGTCTCCCCAGTTGCAGTGGTCCGCCGCATCGGCGCCAGCGGCAAGGGCGTAGGAGCTAGCGGAGGCTGGTGGTCGACATCGGGGCCAATCATCGACCTGATGGCCGACTCCATCGCTCGCTTGGCGTTGTGCTTGACCCGCTGCGCCTTCTGGTACAGCTCGTAGGTGTCCGCCGTATAGGCGATCACAGCGTCGTAGAGCGGGTTCGCTGGGTCGATGCGACGGCGCTTCGGGTCTGGCTCGCCGCACGCCTGGAAGAACAGGCTGTACTCGTCGTTGAGCCTTATCCGGATGCGTCTGGCCATGGACTGCGCTCGGTAGTACTCAGCCGCCCTTTCCGCGACCTTCTGAATGAGCTGCTGCTTGGTTGGCTTCTTCATGGCTGCTGCCTCGGGTGAATCTTGAACCGCCCCTGCGGGATTTCTGGATGGGTGGCGCGCTCCGCCGTGACGTAGGTGCACTGCTCGACAAATTGGTCGAATCGACGGGTGATCGCAGGCTTTGGCCAAATAGCGAATGGCTGCCCTCCTTCGTCGGAATGCCGACTCCGCACCATGGCGAACGGCAGCGGCGCGCCGGTCACCTCACGCATGACGGCGTTCACCACCCAGGCCGGAAGGCCGTGACGATTGTTGATGCGGTCACGGATCGTGGTGATGGTCTCGAAGCCACTGGGGACCGAGTCGAGGTAGCGCACTTGCTCAAGCTTGGTCGTGCGGTCCTCAACTCGCTCCAGCGCCACCTGATGGACAGCCTGCTGACGCTCGATCGCCACCAGCTGGTTTGCGCTGGCAGCGATGAGCTCGGCCTGGGTCATCGGGCGCGATTGCTGACCTTCCAGTTCATTCAGGCGGGAGAGCACACGACGGCGCACGCCCTTCGACTCGCGCATGGCGACCAACTTGCATTGGTCGGCGGTAAGCCGAAGCCCCTCGGACTGGGTATTGTTCAAATTTTGCACTACGAAAGTTTCGTAGTACTCGCCGTCGAGCTCGTCCTTGCAGCGCCCAACGAAATCGTTGTGACGGACCGAACCTTCGCCGAACGCAGCCCGAGCCTCGTTGACTAGCGCCAGCAGCTCGGTGGTGTCCATGGTGGTGAAGGCGTTAGAAGGCAGGTTCATACCGCACCTCCCGCGCCACGTTTGGCGACAGTCGGCTTTTGTGGCGCGAAGACAGCTGCTGCGCGCTTCTCCAAGCTTTCCCGCTCGCAGTCGAGCTGGTTGTGCCAGTCATCAGCGTTGTAGATGGCAAGATTCGCCACGCTGGCACCGTGCTCATCACCCGCACTCTTGAGGCGATCCTCCAGCACATGCAGAACCCCGCGCAGCCAATCGACCTGGCACATGGCGCACTGGATTTGGAACGTCGCGTCCTCGCAGATTTGCTGTTGCTCGCTCATGCCTCACCTCCTACGGAAGGTTCAACACCAGCATGGGCGGCATAGACGAGCGCCAACGCAGATTCAGCGGCGTAGTAGACCAGGGTGGCGTGGTGCGTGACGGAAGGCTCCTGCATGAGTACGCGCAGACCGGCGATAACGGCCTCAAGACGATCAGTCGCGGCATCGAGTGATTCGTGGATCGGGATGCCGCCGCAGGCCTCGAATACGTCATGTGCACCACTGACAGCGAATGGATGAGCAAGGGTTTCAGGCTTCATTGCTCACCCCCAGCCCGAGTTTCTGCCAGCTCAACTGCAAGCATTGTTGAATCCACAAGGGCTTTGGCTTGCTCAACCAAAATACGAACCGCATGCACCCCGGACGCGCTCTGCCCTGCATCGATGAGCAGATCGCAAACCTTGGTGGCGCTCTGAAGGATGGCGCTCGCGTAATTGATGGCTTCGCTGCATGGCGCACCGGCAAGGGTTGAGCAGAATGCGCTCTCTCCGGCAGTAGCGAAGTCGTGTGCTTGGGTAAGCAATGAGGTCTTCATTGCTGCCCCCCATCACTCAGCGTCAGCTCAGTTTCGCAATGCATGTAGATGCTGTAGGCAATGAACTCCAAGGCCTGCAGGAGCCCGTGCTGGTCGCGATTGTCGAGAGGAGCCTCAGTGCCATACTCATTGTTATCGCGCAGAATCCGGGCGATTTGATACGCGCTGTGAGACCCACGATGCATTCGCTCCAGGTGGTGCTTGTCCGCGCAAGCTTGCGCAGGTGATACCGTGGTGCTATTTTCCGGGTGCATGAAGTCGTCTCCTAATGACGAAGATTCAAAAGTCCATTGGCGTGGACTGCTTAGGGAAACCCGCCTCCTACGGCGGGTTTTTTGTGCCCTGGATTTGGGTAACCCCCATCATCCACAGAACACAAAAACTGCAACCCCCTCCCCTGAGAGGGTCATTGCCTACCCTGGACGGGGTTGGCGAGTAGATGTTCGTACGCGCATATCACGCTCCTCTGAAAGCGCAACTGGCGCTTTTTTGTGTTGTCTCTTATCAACTTAACGAGCGAGTTTCGGTTTTCAAGGGAACGAGAAGGTTTTTTTACTGGATGGATTAACAGGTCCTTCTGGCGCTGAACTCATGGTCCACGACTCTTTACAATCGCTGTCATGGATCGACTTCTGGTAAGCAGCAGCCGATGCGGCCTTGAGGGAATCGGCGGTGAATTTCCCCTTCGCTCCCTTCGCCAAGTTTTCGGCGTGCCGGGTCTCACCAGTAAATTCAGTACGGGGAAGTCGAGCAGCAGCAACCCACTTGTTGATGGCGCGAGAAGAAACCCCGCACAGCCTCGCAGCACAGGCAACACCGCCAACGGCCACAACGGCTGCTTTGATGGAATTCATATTTAGTACCAATTAGGACCAGTGGTTCGCACTGTAAAAAGGACTGACAGGTCCGTCAAGTGAAGGCAAAATGGACTCATGGTACATACGAACGCATTCTCCGAACGCCTTACCCAAGCCATGCGCGATGCCGGCTATATCGGCCACGGCAGCGCTACGCGCCTATCTAGAGAGCTGAGAGTGACTCCTAAGGCAGTCGCCAAGTGGCTGCATGGTGAATCCATGCCGACATTCCAAAGAGTCGCGGAAATCGCCCGGGTCTTGCGGGCAGATCCTGAGTGGCTTCTCTGGGGGAACAATACTGATGCCACTCGCCGTGAGGTAAATGGCGATATTGAGTTGGTTGTCAGGGACAGAGAGACTGTTGTTCTGAGCGAGAATGGTGACGGCGTAACACTGCGAGAGATGTCTGCCTATGATCACCCGGACCTAATTCCAATCAGCTCCTGGGACGATGAAACTCCCGTTGATGACGATGAGGTGGAGGTCCCCTTCCTTCGTGAGGTTGAGTTGTCTGCAGGGAGCGGCAGAACGGTGATTGAGGAAAGCAGCAAGGCGAAGCTGCGGTTTGGCAAAATGACCCTGCGAAAACACAGCGTTCAGTTTGACCAGGCCGTATGTGTGCCAGTCCACGGCAATTCGATGGAACCAGTTCTCCCGCATGGAAGCACAGTTGCAATCAATAAGGCCGCTACGTCCGTGGTCGATGGGAAGATGTACGCCTTGTCTCATGCGGGTCATTTGAGGGTAAAAACCCTGTACCGGTTACCTGGCGGCGGTATAAGGCTGCGCAGCTTCAACAGAGAAGAGCACCCGGACGAGGAGTACACCGCTGAGCAGATGCGGGAGAACGAGATCTCTATTTTAGGCCGGGTATTCTGGTCAGCTGCATTCCACTAACAAGTAAAGCGCCTCCCTTGGCGCTTTCTTTTTGCCATTAAAACGTACCTATGGTCCTTGACAGTACGATTTTGACGGTTCATTCTTGCGCCATCAAAACGAACTATCGGTACGCAATATGGCAAACACGATCAGCTTTGGGTCATGGCAGGGAAATCTTGGCAAAGGCCTGGCCGAGCGTGAGCTGACCTGTCTTCTTGCAGTCGCTGCCGGACATACAGATAAGGAAATCGCTCAATTTGACGGACTGTCTCCCAGATCAATCAAAGGGCGGATAGAAGCTGCAATGCATAAGCTCGGCGTCTACAAACGTCCCGCGCTTGTTGCCGAGGCCATGCGCCGCGGCCTGATCTCTCCTCTGGTTCTCACGCTGTGCGCCATTTTGATCGGTCACTCCATCAGCAGCACCGACGAGTTCACCCGCGTTCGGCGTCCAGGCGAACGAAAGGTTGCCGAGACACGCACATACCGGCGCCACGAATGCGCCTTGGCGGTGGCGTGACGCTACCGACCTGACCTAACCCATCCAGCTTTTGCGAAAGCCATTTATCGCGGCAGGCCTTCGGCTTGCCCAGAAAAGGAGGAATACATGCTCTGTCTTAGTCGACGCATTGGCGAACGCATCGTCATCGGCAATGGAATCACCGTGCAGGTGCTGCAGATCAACGGCGGCATCGTGCGCCTGGGTGTCGTGGCGCCGGAAGGCGTGACGATCGACCGCGAAGAAATCCGTGAACGCAAACAGAAGGAGCCACGTCATGGCCTTTGAGTACGAAAGCCGCACCGCTGACAAATTTGTTGTTCGCCTTCCGGACGGCATGCGCGACCAGGTCGCCGCAACGGCAGCAGCCGAGGATCGCAGCATGAATAGCCTGATGATTGTTGCTCTCCGCGAATACCTGGAAGGCCGCGCTCGCGCCAACGCCCTCATCGATGCGCTCACCCAGGCGGCGGAAGCAAAGGGGGTGACCCATGACGCTGCCTGATCGCATCACCCTGGTGCTGCGCGCACGGGAGGGCTCAACCCTGGAGCAGGTGCTGCCATTCGCCCTGCTCGGCGCCCACGTCTCGATCGGTCGTGGCCTGGCTGTGATCGCCGGCGCCAGCCAAGGCGACCTTGTCACACCTGCGCTCGAGCGCGAAGAGTTCCAGGTCGACGAGCACGTCCGTATGGCTGCCGATGCGCGCCGGTACCGCTGGCTGCGTGATCGTGAGCGCATTAAAGATCCCGACGAGGACCTGCTGGTGGTGCGCGGCGACAACTGGATCTCCGCCGAAGAGCTGGATCAGGAGATCGATACCGCCCTGCGACTGGCAGCCTTGCAACAGCAGGACGTGCAGGAGCAGGAGCCATGACTCAGGCCAAGCCAGCCCGCAACGAGTTCGAGGACCTGGGCGAGCGCCTGGTGCGTTTCGGCAAGGCATTGCAGGACAGCACCACCAGCGTGGGCCGGCTCAACCAGCTGGCTCGTGAGTGCGGTATCACGCTGCGTCTGCGTGCTGTAGCCGACATGGAGGGGGTGGGTCATGGGAATCCTCGCTGAAATGGCGCTTCGGCGTGCTCGCGGCCGCCTGAATTCGGTGCAGTCTCGGGCTGCCGCCAAAGCGCCAGTGAAGGCCGAAGTCGGCCCGACCAGCAGCGAAGTGGTAGTGACCGGCCCCATCAACCGCTTCATGTTTCTGGAGGGGCGCAGCTGGGCAGTCGACATGGTCGCATCGCTCCGGGCCTCGCCAGTTACCGAGGTGATAGAGCGCCTAGTTGGTGCCGCCGCAGACCGACCTGGAAGCTATGCGGCCGGCATTCGGTCAGTTGTCCAAGAACTGCAGGCTGGCTCATGACAAACCGTGGGGCGGTCAAACGGTGGACAGAGGCGGAGGACATCCTCCTTCGCCAGCTGTATCCGAACCGAACGAACAAGGAAATGTGTGCATTGCTGCCAGGGCGCACGAAGACCGCAATCACATTGCGGGCCAGTCTGCTTGGTCTGAGCAAGACCGAGGCGCACCGATCGGAGACGCATCGTCGGATCTTTCTCGCTGCATGCGAGGCGCGCGGCGAATCGCCAGGCCAAGAGCCGAGGCCGATAGGGGCAACGCACCGCAAAGGCCGCTACACCCTGATCAAAGTCGAACAACCTGATGTTTGGAAGCCGCTGCACGTCCACACCTGGGAGCAGGCAAACGGACCCGTTCCAGAAGGAATGATCGTCGCAGCAAGAGACGGCAACGTCCAAAACATAAGCATCGACAACCTGTGCCTGCGAACGCGAGCCGAACACCAACTGCGCAACAACCATCACTACAAAGACCTGCCGGAGGAAATCTTAGACGTCCTCCACCTGCAGAACGAATTGAAAAAAGAGATCAAGAGGAAGACCAGCCGTGAAAAATAAGCTCAGCGATCTGCGTGATCATCTGTTTGCCCAGCTGGAAGCTGTTCGTGAGGCCAGTGATGACGACCTTGCCAAGGAAGTGCAGCGAGCTCAATCCGTGTCAGACATCAGCCGTGTGCTGATCGAGAGCGCCAAGGTTGAGATCGACTACTACCGTCACATCGGAGGTGATAATCCAGCCAGTTCGTTCATCGAGTCGAAGCCCGCGCTACCACCGGCCCGCAATGCCTAGCATGACAGATCGGCGTGACGACCAAAACCTGACGCATCAGGCCGGGAGGAAGGAATGAGTGAGGAAACAGAGGTATTGACAGTGGAAGGCCTGGCCAAGCTGTTGGGCCGCACCGAGGCGTCAATCAGAGAGGGGATTCGCCGAGGCGTACCGTGGCTGCCCAAGAGCTTCAAGATGGGCAACCGGCACTGCTGGCTGAAAGAGGATGTGCGCCAGTTCCTGCGCGAGTTCAGGGATGGGGAGCACCAGAAGCCGAAGCCTGGCCGCAGGCGGAAAGACCCGCCATCGCTTCGTGTGGCATAGCAAATCCGCCTGTCGTTTTGCGCGACAGCAGTTAATGCCTCAGCTATACCAAAGTATGCCGGTAAGGCGGGCTTAAGAAGTGCCCCTCCTAAACTACGTTAGAGGTGGCAAAATGACTGAACAAGTTCTATTGCAAGATACCGATATCGAGATCACCGAACAAAGCTTGCAAGAAGCTGCTGATCTCGTCGGCATCCTTGAAATCTTCTTTAAAGATCCAGCATTTATTCCACCTACGGCAGGAGCTGCAAGTGGCGAACTAAGCATGCAAGGCATTAAGGAAGACGTCGCGGAGGCTATTCGGAAGTTTTTCGAAGACAACAAGAACATGAATATCTGCGAAACAGCATGGGATGTATTCAAAGCAGCGGCAAAAGCCGCAGCTGTTGGCCTCACCCCGTGGGGGGGAGTTTTATTCATGATCATTGTGAGTATCGCCTACAACAACCTCCGGCCGAAGTGTAAAGGTAAGCACTAGAAACTACCCAAGTTTTTCAGCCAAGTCTTGAGGGCTTAAATGAGTGTAGCGTTTGAGCATCGCCAGCGTTTTGTGTCCGGTGATGCTCGCCACTTCCATCATGGTGAAGCCGCGCTCGAAGAAACGACTAGTCGCCTCATGGCGCAGGTCGTGAAGGCGTAGGCCTTCAATCCCAGCAGCCTCGCAAGCCCTGGGGAAATAGTTGCTGATCGTGTTGAGGGCCAGGCTGAAGTACCGGCCACCATTGATTGGTGTAGGCAGCCCTTCGAGCAGGGCGATTGCCCGAGAGGACAGCGGCACAGACCGGCGCTCGCCGTTCTTTGTGTCCTCCAGATACGCCACCTTTCCACGGACCTGGTCGCGGCGCAGCATCAGCAGCTCAGACCGACGCATTGCTGTCTCTACCGCCAATTCAATGAATACGGGGAGCTGGGCATTCATCTGGCCAGCAGCCTTGTAGAGAGCCGTGAGCTCCGCCGGCGTTGGGCGCCGGTCGCGCTCCTTGCTGCCCTTCGGCATTCGGATTGCCCGGCATGGGTTGGTCAGCCCTTCGATTCCCCACTCCTTGGTGGCCACTGTGTAGAGATGGCTGATCACCGCCAGATCGAGGCGAACCGTTGCCGTCGACTTCCCTTCCTTGAGTTCAGCATCGCGATACGCGGCCATGTCGCTCGAGCGGATGGCGGCCAGGCCCTTGGTGGCCAGCTTGTGCTCTTTCCACTTCTTGATGCGGACCTCTTCCTGCTTGGCGCCCTTCTTGGTCGAGGTCACCTCCGACAGGTACCGGTCCAAAGCATTGGCAAGTGTGGTGCTCTCCGCCTCGCGCATATCGACGAAGCGCGCACGCGACATGTCACCCTCGATCTCGGCTGCCCATCGCTGGGCTTCTGCCTTGGTATCAAAGGTGGCGGAAAGGGTTGGGTATCCTTTGCGGCGGATCTGGGCACGCCAGGCTTCGCCGCGCTTCTCGAAGTAGGCCAT